AACATTACTCAAAAGATTAGTTGCACTATATAAAAGGCTTTTGGTGGCGGACGCCCTCCCCCTATTCCAGACGACGCCCCCGGGGGTACTGACTTAACCCCTCGACCACCCTCAAAAACAAAGCTGAAAATATTTAAAATATTTTTCAAAAAGGTATTGACAACTCNNTCGTTGTGTGCTAAAATAAGATAAAAGCAAACAAGGAGGATTTAAAATGAATATTCAACAAGCGTTAAGAGAGGTTCTGAAACAACAAAATATAAGCCAAGATAAACTAGGTGCAAGGATAGGGCTTGGTAGAGGGGCGGTTGGGCAAAGGCTGAGGAATGGCGATTTAAGGATTGAAACGGTTTTAAAAATGCTATCTGCGTTGGATTACGAACTTGTTATACAGCCTAGAAGTGGAGCTAAGAAACCGAATGGGGCTTTTTCGATAGAAAGGAAGTCTTAAAATGAAATACGGATATGCGAGAGTTTCCACATTGACGCAAAAGAAAGATGGTAATAGCTTGGAGATACAAGAAAAGCTACTTAAGTCGGCTGGGGCAGATGTAGTTTTGTGTGATAGTTTTACTGGTACGAAAAAAAATAGACCTAAATTTGACGAGATAATGAAAGTTATAAAAGCGGGCGATACTCTGATTGTTACGAAACTTGACAGAATGGCGAGAAGTACAATTCATGGAACTTCCATTATTGAGGAGTTACTAAAGCGTGATGTAACCGTTCACATTTTGAACATGGGGATATTGGATAACGCACCTGCAAGCAAATTGATGAGAACAATGTTTTTTGCGTTTGCTGAGTTTGAACGAGATATGATTGTTGAACGAACTCAAGAGGGAAAAGCGTATGCTAAAGCAAATAACCCAAACTACAAAGAGGGCAGACCGTCGTTTGATGTGGATCTTGTGAAAAAAGAGATGAAGTTTGTTAAAAAGGGGGAAAAGACAGTTTCCTCTGCTTGTGAGGAGTTAGGAATTACAAGAACGAGTTGGTATAGAATTGTTAAACGGATCGAATTAGAACAAGCGTGATTTTAGTTGACTGCAATTTTAGTAGACTTGTTGACGAATAGCGAAAAACTCAATATACTTGCCTATAAAGGTGGTTTGAATATTGAGTAAAGAAAAAATTAATACGAGAAAGGGCAGTTCTCTCTTAGGGAACGGCTCTTTTTTTGTGTTTGAAAACGAGAACACTTCAAAATTATGTTCTATTCTTTCTAAATCTCCTAATGTGAAAAATCTAACTACATTGTATGAGTATAGCGCTGCTTTGATTTCTCAAGGGTTACTTGGTGCTACAAAGAACGAGGCGATATTCGGTAGATTGATAGCTGACCGTGAAATGCGGAATAATTCAAATACGATGGTACAGCGGCAGGGATATGCTAACTTGTATCGTTCTTTTACATTTTTACTTGCACCGTATAATGTCGATTGTTATTGGATTGCATTAGAGTGGGGTAGACCGTATGAAAAGGCTTTTTATTTGCCACGCAGGAGCAAGCTGTTAAAAATAATACAGGTTTATCAAGATATATTAGATGACAAAGTAGATGTTGCCACGATTTCACAGCCGACAGGAACAGGTAAGTCAACTCTTATGATAGGGTTTAACACTCAATTAGCAGGGCGATTTCCTCATAAGTCAAAGTTTATGACGGCTTATGGTGACGCTCTTTGCCAATCGTTTTATAACGGAATGTTGGCTTTCATTGAAGATGATGTTGAGTATTGCTATAAAGAGATTTTTCCGAATTTAGGCTCAATAGAAACGAATGCGAAAAGATATGAGATTGATATTGGCAAAACGAAAAAAAGCCGATTTCCTACTCTTGCGGCACGTTCCATTGAGGCGGGGTTTGTTGGAGCGACTAGAGCGCAACAATTAATTACAATGGACGATATGATAGAGGATTTGCCTGAGGCTATGAATGACGCTCGGCTAGAGGCAAAATGGAATAAAGTTGCCATAGACCTATTCGGTCGTATGGAGGGTGACTGTAAAATCTTATGTCAAGGAACGAGATATTCTGTTCGTGATATTATCGGTCGAGTTCAAGAGGCTTATTCCGATAAAGGTGACCGAATGAGAGTTGTTGAAATTCCTGGACTAGATGAAAACGACGAAAGCAACTTTGATTTTGATTGCGAGTTTAACTATACAACGGAATGGTATAGAAAGCGTCGAGATATGATGTCGGAGGCTGACTTCATGACAACGGTACAACAAGTTCCCGTTGAGCGTGAGGGAATGCTGTTTGCTGAAAGTAGCCTACAAAGATTTAATACCACGCCAAAAAACGAAGAGCCAGACTCTATTTTTGCGGTTATAGACCCTGCAACTGGTGGTGGTGACTATTTTGCTATGCCGATTATCGAGGTTTATGGAACGGATTGCTATTTGGTTGACGTTTATTTCTCAAGAGAGAAAACCGACGTTACAATTCCTCAATCTGCTGAAATGCTTGCTCGGTATAAAGTTAGCAGCGTTATGCTTGAGTCTAACCTTGAGTCGCTTTTGGCTGATGATTTAGAAAAACACATGGAAAAGCATGATTTTAGCTGTCAAATCATTAAGAAAAGAACGATGGCAAACAAACACACACGAATTTGGGAATCTTACCATAATATCGTTAAGAATTTTTACTTTAAAAACAAGAGTTTATATTCTCAATCTGATATGTACGGTACATTTATGCGCCAATTGTGTAGTTATGTTTATAAAAAGAAAAACGTTCACGATGACGCACCTGACTCCTTGGCGATGGCAGAAGTCTTTATTCGTGGTAGAAACACGGGTAAAGTGGCTGTTTTAAAGCGTACATGGTGATTTAAACGTAAAAGGAGAGGGAATTGTCAAATAAAATAATTTTGAATGAAAAAGATGGTTTTATATTCCGTTTTCGAGTTGAAAACGGACGGACTTGGCAAGAAGTGGCTGAATTTTTCAGTGCTGAATTTGGAGTTCCTGCAAATATTGAAACCGTTAAAAAAAGAATGGTTAGATTAAAGCAAAGATTGAAAAAGCACGGTAAAACGATAAACGACTTAACATTCAGCGACGATTTGAACGCATATTTCACCGATAAAGGTTTGGTGAATTTTAGCGAGAAAAAAGCTCAATCGAATCAACGTGAAACTCCCTTTGCAATTAAAAACCAATCTCAAGAATATCAAGAAAAAACAAAAGAACGAATTTTCACCGACGTTATAACGATTTTTGACAAACGTCAAGAAATAACTCCTAAAATGGTTATGGAGGCCCACAAGCTAGACACAGATGAGTGGGAAGTTGTGAACTACAAGCTTAATTTCTGGGAAACTCAAAAATCTGCTCAATTTGGTGGTGGAACTCAACTACAATGTCAAAGCAAGCTAGTTGTAAAGCCAAAAGTCAAGCAAGAGTTGACTTTTAAAGATATTGACAACTATTTTACGAAAAAAGATTACTCAAAAGATAAATTGCCGATAAATTGCTTGCGATATGACCCGAACGGCGAAATATTAGAAATTGCTTTGCCTGACCTACATATTGGCATGCTGAGTTGGGAAAATGAAACTGGCGAGAATTACGACTTAAAAATTGTCAAAGAAAGATATTTTGCGGCGATTAATGACGTTGTTGAGCGGTGCAAGCACAAGAAAATCAAGAAAATAGTTTTTGTTTCATTAGGTGACTTGATACATGTTGACAATGACAAGCAGACCACCACAAATGGAACTTTCCAACAGATGGACGGCAGATTTACGAAAGTGATTGAAGTTGCTGAGGATATGATAATTGATGGTGTGACTATATTAGGCGAAATAGCCCCCGTAGAGGTTATTTACATATGCGGTAACCACGATAGAAACACTGGGTATATGTTAATGAGAAGTGCGTCAAATGCATTCAGGAACGATAAAAACGTTACTTTTGATACGTTGCCTAATCCTCAGAAGTGCCGTTTGTTTGGTAATTGCTTGATTGGGTGGTTGCATGGAGATACACCGAAAAAGAATATGACAGACTGGCTATCGAAAAACCATAGAGATTTGTTTGCCAAAGCAAAATTCATTGAAATTCACTCAGGGCATTGCCATTCTTTTGCTGTTCAAGAGGTAGGAGTTGTTATATTGAAAACACTTCCGACTCTTTGCTCAAGCTCGTATTGGGAACATCAACAAGGGTATTCTGGCGGTTGGAAATCGTTAGCTTGCCATATATGGAATGAAAAAACAGGGCTTAGGGATATGTGGTTTACCAACATTGCGTGATTTGGTGTTGACGATATGTGCTGAACTTCATATACTCGTATATAGAAAGAGCGACTGGCTTAAAACCTAGATGGGCAGACTGCCCTCTGCCCTTTCGCTTTTCTAAAACATAATTTAATAAAAAGAACGTAGGGGCTGGATGCGTACCGACGTTCTTTTTTTATTTAACAAAAAGGGGCGTTAGATGTGTTTGAAAAACCACACTCGCCTCCAACCAGTTTTCTTAGTTTAACGGGGAGAACAACTGAGCAAACGAAGATTTATCGTTTTAATGACGTTAATAAGACGATTGTAACAGCGTTAATGTATGTTCAGTGTGCGTGAGTTCGAGTCTTACAGAAAACACAAAAATAAACAAAAAAAGGGGTGCTTGAAATATCTGAGAAAAGTGACGTGCTTGTTTTTTCCAATCCGAATTGTACTACTTTGGCTGGTCGAATTGAAATAAGCACAAGTGCCTCTGAAATTAACAAGTCTAACGTTTCCGAAGTTGTGCAAAATTCAAGTTGTATTCACTCTCGTAACGTGGCTGAGATAAACGTTTTGTGGAACTACTTCACGGGAAACCAAGCAGTGTTAAATAGAACTAAACGGTATGCTACAACGATAAACAATAAAGTTGTTGAAAACCACGCTTATAAAGCCGTAGAGTTCAAGTCGTCTTATGAATTTGCTTTTCCTATTAAGTATGCGTGTAGAGGTGACAGTAAAAAATCTGAGCCAATTTCTCACTTAGAACGATACATGAGAGAAGCCAACAAATATACTTGCGATGGGCATTTAGCACAATGGATGTATATTTGTGGGCAAGCGTATAGGTTTATACAGCCGACGAGTGAAAACACAGACGAAAAGCCGTTTAATATAACGTCGGTTGACCCTCGAAAGGCGTTTGTTATATATGGCAGGGATGTATTTTCAACTCCGCTTGCAGGTGTTATTATCACGAGCGACGAAAAGGAAAATGCATTATATAACGTTTACACAAAAACGGAAATGTTTGTTCTGAATAACAAATATGAGGTTGTTTCAAGTAAATATCACGTTATGGGCGGATTGCCACTGATAGAATATATCCTAAATCCTGAAAGAATGGGCGTATTTGAGCCAGTAATTCCTTTGTTAGACGCTATCAACGAGCTAGAAAGTAACAGGATAGATGCTGTTGCTCAAACGGTTGATAGCCTTACTGTTATTTTAAATGCTGATGTAGACCAAGAAATAATTGATTCAGCAGGAACGAATGGAATATTACTTCTTAAAGGCACAGCGGGGAGCGGTTTATCGCCAGATGCTAAACTGTTAAAGTATGACATTTCGCATACAGACATTCAGGTAACAATTGCTCATATGATAGATACAGCTCAACAGATAATGGGAATTCCAGACCAAAAAAACCGTAACGGTGGCGGTGGCGATACAGGGCAAGCTGTATCTTTACGGACGGGTTGGAATACGGCTCACGCTAGAGCAATGTTGACGGAGAAGTTTTTTAATAAAAGCGAACGAGAGTTAATTAAAATAGCTTTAACGATTTGTAAAAAGTTTGTTCCGTCAAAAATTAAAGAATTGCGAGCAACAGACATTGACATTAAAATGCCTCGCTCGTTGAGCGACAATATGCAAGTAAAGGCTCAAACATTAGCTACATTACTTGCGTGTGGAGTTGAGCCGGCATCTTCCTTGCAAGCGGTTGAGTTGTTTGCTGATGATAAGGCGGTTGCTGATAACAGCCCTAATCTTGGCAAAAACATTGAAATGACGGTTGCCTTAAATATGGCTGAATTGCCAGTTGAGGCTCAAAAGCAGATTTTAGACAAAAAAGGAATACAAGTTGATGATTTTACTGTCGTTCAAACGGCAGATGAACATAACCCTACTTCTACTGGGGAAACAGTGGAACTAAATCGAGAAAACGATAATAAAAAAACATAAGGAGAATATCAATGGAATTTTTAAAAGCCTACTTAGACGAGGAAACATATGAAAAGCTAGAGGAACAGCTGAAAGGGAAAGAAAGTGAAGTCAAGCTTGCTAATCTTTCGACTGGCGATTATGTAGCAAGAGGGAAATTTAACAAGGTTGAGGCGGAACTCAAAACACTTAAAAAAAGTCAAGCGGAAATAGAAAAGGCGAGTTTGACAGAAAGCGAAAAAGCACAAAGAGCTATTGAGGAAGTTGAAAACCTAAAAAAAGAATTTGCTATTAAATATAATCGACTTGAGGCTGAAAAAATTCTTACACAAGCTGGGTTAACTGAAGAAGATTACTCGGAAATTGTCAGCAGTTTTGTTTCCGAAGATAAAGAAAAAACCATAAAGCTTGCAACTGATTTTTCCAATTTAATTGCTAAGCAAAAATCCGAGGCAATTCAGCAAAAAGAAGTTGAAATACTGAAAGGCACTCCTTCGCCTGCAGGCAATTCTGCTGGCAGTATCAAAGGGGAAAACATCGGAGTTAAACTTGCTCAAGCTGTCACAGTGAATCAAGACGAGATTGCTGAACAGCGAAACAAATATTTTAAATAAGAAAGAGGTATTGAATGAAATTTACTCAAACAGATTTCACCAAATCAATTGTTTCTGTTGTCGCTTTTCCCGACCACTATGTAAATAAGACTTACACAGTATCAAGCGCTGGGGTTACGGCGAATTCAGACGGAAAAAAGATTGTAAAGGCTGGAACTATCTTGCCAGCTAACGACGCAACAGCACAAGGCATTTTGTTTTACGACGTTGACGTAACACACGGTGATGCTAGTGCGGCGTTGCTAATTCACGGCTTTGTTGACGTACAAAAGCTAACAGAGATAGCAGACGCTCCTACAGCTGAGGCTATTGCAGCCTTGAAACAAATAACATTCATTAACGAAAGTGTAGGAGGTTAATTATGGCTGATATTTTTTCTTTGATAAACGCTAAACAAATTGGTGGTTTTATCACCGAATTGTCGTCTAACTCAACCCCTTATTTGGGGCAAGTGCTTTTTCCTAACAAATCTACCGACAGACTTTCGCTAGAGTGGTTTAAGGGCGCAAATGGCTTACCAGTTGCTCTTATGCCGTCGTCTTTTGATTCTAAAGCAACTGTTCGTGAGAGGATTGGCGTTAGTAAAGTTGAAACTGAAATTCCTTTCTTCCGTGAGTCCATGAGACTTGGCGAATTAGATAGGCAAAAAGTCGTTGAATTGCTGTCTAACACAAGAGGAGACGTTTATTCTCAAGAGATTATTCGCAGGATTTTCGATGACGCATATAACCTTTATCTCGGTGCGGAAGTGCAAGCGGAAAGAATGCGCATGCAGTTACTTTCTACTGGGCAAATCGATATTACAGACAACTCTACTCCTTATGAGTATAACTACAACATGGATAGCGGGCATAAGGTTGACGTTGATAATGCTTGGACTGATGCGGAAAACGCAGACCCAGTGGCTGACATCGAGTCAATGCTTGATAAAATCGAAGACGACACAGGCACTAGACCGACACAAGCTATTTGCTCACGCAAAACATTTGGCTATTTAAAGGCTAGTGAAAAAATAAGAGCAGATATGTTCTTGACTTCTGGTGCGTCGGTGAATGCAGTTATAACAGATGATATGGTAAAGGCTTATTTGCTTAGCAAGTTTGGACTTACTGTTGCTATTTATAACAAGAAGTATAGAAAGCTTGGGATTGACGGCAGGCCGTCTACTACAAGTATTCAATTCTTCCCTGATGACGTTTTCACTTTAATTCCTGATACAACGCTCGGCAATACATATTACGGTCGTACACCAGAGGAAGTTGATTTGCTAAGTGGCGGCTCTACTGCTCAAATTCAAATCGTCGGCGGTGGAATTGCTATTACAACGATTAAAGAGCCACACCCAGTTAATGTTCAAACGATTGTTTCAGGCTTGTTCTTGCCGTCNTTTGAAATGATTGATACAGTGGGNATTTTGAACGTAAACCCTTAGTTGTTTGAAAAAGGAGGATTGTTTTGAGGGTAGAATTTTTAAAACCAACATCATACAAAGCTAAAGTGTATGGTACTGGTGAAGTGGGCAACATCAACGACGCTGATTATAACCGCCTATTTAAGCGAGGCTCGGTGAGAATGCTACAAATGGGTAAGGTTGAACCTGAAAAACCCGTTGAAACGCCTAATAAAAAGGTAGAGCAGGAAAAGAAAAAGGCAGAGTCCGACGAAAAGGCAAAAATCGTTGTTGATAATGAGATTAAAAAGTATATTGAAACTGGCAAATTTTTCACTGGCTTTGTTCGAGAGTCTATTCTTGACGATTATGCCAAGGGGTATGGTGTAGACGTTTCTTCTTGCAAAACCAAAGATGAAAAATTAATTGCGGTTGCAAATGCCATTAAAGAGTTGGAGGGGAAAGATGACGGCTCTTGAAATGGTAAAGGCTAAACTTGTCGGAACGGACTATGAACGATATATATCAGAGGAAAACTTGCTGAAGGCGTATATAAACGACGCTCAACAGCAAGCGACAAGTATAGTTTATCCATTCGACGAAACGGCAACTTTGCCAGATATCCCGAAATATCATTCGTGGGTGGCAAGAGCTACTATTGAAATGATTATGCGTCGTGGAGCGGAGGGGCAACTTGCCCATAACGAGAATGGGATAAACCGAACTTACGACGGAGGTGTTCTCTCACAAAGCTTAATTGATGAATTAACGCCAAAAGGCAAAATATTAAAGCGGTAGAAAGAGTTTTCTCTTTTTATAGTGGTGGCAAAAAGGCGACTTTATGAGTGGGTTCCTCCTTTCCACTCATAGTCACCACAAATATAAATACAGTGAGGGCAGAGCTGGTTTATTGGCTTTGTTTTTATACAAGGAGTGAAAATGGGGCTAATTAGAAACAAAACAAAGGTTTTTTATAAAAATCAAACTGGCATACAAGAATTATATGACGATTACGGAAACGCAACAGGTTCATATTTCCCTATTTATAGTGAGCTAAAAGAGGCGTGGCTGTCCGTTTCGCCAAATAAAGGCACGGCTGATACGCAATACTTTGGAAATTTGCTGGACTATGACCGAGTTATGACAACTAACAACATCAATCTTGATATAGATGAGCAAACGGTACTTTGGATTGACGGAGCAGACACTAATAATGGCTATAATTTCGTGGTAGAGAGAGTGGCTCGTTCAATAAATTCCATTTCATACGCTATTCGACAAGTAGATGTTACGGAGGCAATAAAAACTGATGGCTAAAACCATATCGTTTCGATTAACTCCAAAAGACATTGACAAGGCGATAGCAGAAGTTAATGAATATAAAAAAAGTATTAAAGGCAAATCGGCTAAGTTGATAAAAAGACTAAGTGAAAAAGGCGTTGAAATTGTTAGAAAAAATATTCTAAATCTTGACATATTAGACACGGGCGAACTTTATAACAGCGTTTCTGTTTTTTATTCAGAATCCGAAAACGCAGGATATATTCTCATTGATTGTGACTATGCTCTTTTTGTCGAATTTGGAACGGGCGTTGTTGGTAAAACGTCGCCTTATCCAGGAGAGGCAATGGCTGAAATTGGATACCAATACGGCGGTGGTACAACTTACGTTGTGACTAAAGATGGCCGAATTGGTTGGTTTTATCCAGCAGACGACGGAACGTGGCGATTTACAGAGGGAATGCCGAGCAGACCGTTCATTCACAATTCGGTTAAAGAGTTAAAAAGGCTTTTCCCATCAATCGCAAAGGAAGTGTTTAAGTGATAGACCATGAAACGAAAATCTATTCACAAGTGGCAGATGTACTAAGAGCCAAATATGATGGAATTTTCATTGTTGGCGAGGCAATAGACACACCAAATAGATTTCCAGCAGTTTCAATCGTACAGCTTTCAAATATTTTACACTTTGACTCAAGGAGCGTAACTGAAAGCGGTGTTTTTGGAAATCATGCAGAAGTCACGTTTGAAATTAACGTTTACAGCAATTTGACATCTGGGAAAAAGCAACAGTGCAAAAATATTTCTGCTGATATATTGAACGAGTTCGCAAAAATGGGGTTTATCAGAACATTTTATCAGCCTATTCCGAACTTTTCAAACACTTCAATTTATAGAGAAACAGCAAGAGTAACAGGGATAATATCCAAAGACGGATACGTTTATACAAATTAAACATCATACGGAGGAACGATATGAGTGTAGGTATACTTTCAGCTGGTTTAAAAATCGGCTATGCAACGGGCACAACTAGACCGACATCTGGCTATACATATTTACCAGAAGTAAAAGATATTCCGCAAAGCACAACAGAGGCGTCAACTCACCAAGTTACAGACTTTAACGAAATGTATCAACACGTTTCTATCGGCGGCTTGTTAGGTGAGCCGGGAAACATTCAAATCACCATGAACAGAAATGATACAGCTGTTACAGCGTGGGAAAAAATGCTGAGTACTTTTGAGGAAATGACAGCTGGCACAAAGATGTATTTTACAATCGAGCACCCATCTTTATCGGACGCAGACTTTTTCAGCGGCAAGCCTTATCCACTTAGTACGATTGGTGGTAGTGTTGACTCGCCACTTGAAATGACGGGAACAATCGCAGTTGAGTCAAGCTTTGAACTAGCAGACAGAGCGACAACATCATAATTGTAAAAAAATTAAGTTTAAATAAAAGGAGAATAACATGGCAGAAAAAACAACTTCAAAGACAGTAGCAAGCGAAAAGAAAGAGATTGAAATCGTCAATCCGATTTTGCTTGATTGGGATGACAGAGAATACACACTAGACTTCAATCGTGACACAGCCTCAGCTTTACAGTATGCAGGTTTTGATGCTGATAAAATAGCGACGCATACGCTCATTTATCCAGAACAGCTGTTTAATTATGCATTTAAAATGCACCACCCTAACGTTAATAGACGACATATTGAGTCAATGTGGAGAAGCCTAGGCGGTGAGGATAGAGCCGATATTGTTTCTGAGTTGCTTAAGCTATATTTCCAAACAATCAACGCAACTTGGGAAGGTGACGGTGGCGAAAAAAAGGTGAAGTGGAGGAGGAAAGGGTAAACAAGCCCTCCCCCTCCTTGCGTCAATCTTTTGCTCAAGCTTGCCCTTATTATATGTCAATTGGCATGACGTTTGACGAGTTCTGGTATAAAGAGTCTTGGCGAACTATTGTTTATAGGCGTGCCGATGATATTCGTTTTGAAAAAGACGATATGGCGAGGTGGCTTAACGGCAGGTATGTTTATGAGGCAATTGGCAGACTATCCCCCGTGCTGAACTGGGGAAGTAAAACGGGCAAAGCAGAGCCTTATTTGGACTTGCCTTTTACAAAACAAGCAAAGCCAGAGGAACAACAAAAGACTCAAAGAGAATATGAAGAGGCTGAAATAGCCAACGCAAAAATACTAATGTCGAATTTACGCAGACAATTTAAAAACCGTCCTAAATTAGAATAAGCGAAAGGATAGTGAAAATGAGTTCATTTAATATTGATTCACTAAACATAGAAATCACCGAAAACAGCTCGCAAGCTTATTCTGGTTTGAATAAATTAACAGAAAGCCTGTCAAAGCTGAAAAGCCAATCGACAGGCTTTAAAAATTTAGAAAAACTAGCAAAGTCTATACAACTGATAACTGACGCTACTTCAAAATTAAGTGGTGTTGGTAATCTATCGGCGAAAATTTCACCAATTATAGATAGCTTTTCAGCAGTAAACAGTATGCCATCTTTGAGAACGACTAAACTCAAAAGAGGTGTATCTGTTCTTGCTGAAACGATAGCTACTTTAAATACAATTCCTATTCCTCAAACGGACAGCGTAACAGCTCTTGTGACGGCTTTACAGCCATTAGAAACGATAGGTAGAACTAATCTCACTGGTACGCTTAATTCTCTCCAAAAGCTCCCTAGCATTGTTAATTCGCTTAGTTCTGTTGACACATCTAGCTTTAAAACAGTTGCGACTTCAATTGTTGCAGCGTTAAAGCCTTTAGAGNTGTTAGGCAAAACAAACTTAGCGCCGGTGATTAATCAGCTTAAAAAGTTGCCTGAATTATCGAAGTCGCTCGGTAAAATGGACTTAGAGCTGTTTGCAACCCAGATAAACAAAGTCGCAACGACGTTAAAACCATTGGCAAACGAAATGGAGAAAGTTTCAAGGGGCTTTAGTGCTTTACCGTCTAAAATTCAAAGAATTATTACAAGCAACGAGAGATTGAAGAACTCTAACTACAAAACACAGAAAAGCTTTGGAACACTTGGAAGTATAATCAGTAGTAGATTTGGTAGTGCTGTTGTTGGATTTTTCTCCATACATAAAATAATAAATTCTGTTAGTAATTGGATAGCTAATTCAAACGCTTACATAGAGAATTTAAACCTTTTCGAAGTCGCAATGGGTGACGCCGCAGAGGAGGCTTTTGCATTTGCTCAAGCGGCGAATGAGGCTTTGGGCGTGGATGTTTCTGATTTTATACGCTTTCAAGGTGTTTTCCAATCCATTACAAGTGGTTTTGGTGCGTTATCTGAAACGTCTAATGTTATCAGTAAAAACTTGACACAATTAGGCTATGACTTGGCGTCTTTTTACAACTTAGAAATTGAAGATGCTATGCTTAAACTACAATCTGGGTTAGCTGGCGAGCTAGAACCGTTGCGTAGGCTGGGTTTTGCCTTAGACCAAGTGACTTTACAGCAAAAAGCGAACGAATTAGGCATACGAAAAAGACTTACTGCCATGACACAATCGGAAAAAGCTGAGTTGCGTTATTACACAATCATGACACAAGGCGAAAAAGCTATGAACGACATGGCTAGAACGATTATGACGCCAACTAATGCTTTGAGANTTTTAAGCCAACAAGCCGAGCAGCTACAACGTGCTTTGGGTAACTTGTTTATTCCAATACTTATTAAAATAGTTCCTTATGTGCAGGCTGTCGTTAGAGTTCTAACGGAACTTGCTCAAAAACTTGCCGTTTCTTTAGGTTTTGAATTGCCAACGATAGATTATTCGTCTGTTGGAAACGGGCTGTCTAATATTGTAGACACGGCAGAGGAGGCAAACACAACAGTTAAAGAGTTGAAAAGAACGCTGTCTAGCATAGACCAGTTGAATATAATCGGCACTAAAGATAACTCGGCTAGTGCCGGTGCTGGAAACAGTGCGACGGGGTCATCTTTAGGGATTGACTTGCCTGAATACAACTTCCTTGACGGATTACAAAAGGGAACAGAGGAAATTTATCAAAAAGTAAAGCAATTTTTAACAGTCGATATGCCTAAATGGTTTAAAAAGGTGATGCCTTTAATAAAAACAATCGGCGTTTTATTTGCAGGTTGGAAAATCAGAAAAATGATTGCAGGAATAAAGGATATTGTAGGTTTCCTTAAAAACACAGCTATTGTTAAAGGTGCGATTGCTTTATGGAGTAGGTTTTCAGATACTTTTAATGCACTTAGACTGGCAGGCGCAGGCTTTTTCACTTCTTTAAAAAGTGGTGCTAAAAGTGCGGCCGCTGGGCTTTCGCCTTTGACTAAAGCGTTTATCGGTGTTGGCGGTGTTGTTGGTGCTTTTGCTCTAGGTAAAAAGGGTATGAAATCGTTTATGGACGAAACGAAAAACACGACAGAGAAAGTTAAAGACTTGACTATCAGCATTGGTGGTACTTTAGGAATTGGTGCGGTGATGGGGCTTGTTTTTGGACCTGC